ATCAATGTCAATCCCCAGGAGCCCAACCAGAACAAGTTCAAAAATTTTGGCTTCAAGGAATGGCTCATAGGTGGAACTGACTTTGCAACAGGGGTCTTCAATTCAAAGACATTTCTGGAAGATTCTTTGTTAAATTTGCGTGCAACTGCCACTGTGTACAAGAGGACAGAGGAGTATGCCTCGCTAGACAATGAATTGAACAGCACTGCAAGGTATTTCATCCACAAAGATGACCCAGCTGCACCGTTCGATGTAGATATGGTGTGGGAAGTTTTGAAGGACATCTTCAAACATTCGCGCTTGACACCTTTCAATCGAATAATTTCACTTTGGGAAAAGAAATATGCACTAGGCTTCTGGATGAAGGCGCCCGGGCGCAACAAGAAGTATAAACGTCGTGATTTTATATCAAGGCAAGGTTACAATTATTTTAAAGATCTCTGGGCCAGAACCTTTTATTATGCGCCACTCGTCTTGCCTGTTGCACATGTGAGTGTGAAAGCTGAATCATTGCCAGAGAGGAAGTGGGCCAAAGATGTCGTGAGGACCGTGGTGGGATCCCCTATAACACAGTACATTATGTCTACCGTGTTTAATTTTGGGCCCAATCATAGGTTTGCTTGGGACACCACGCCCATCAAAGTCGGGATGCCACTAAATGGCTACTGGATGTCCCGGTTGTTTGACAACCATGGCAGGTTTCACAATCACCTTGAAGGAGATTTCACTGCCTTTGATTCGTCACTTTCAGGCCCTGTTGTGGACATGATCAAAGCTATCAGGATGAAAGGTTATGAGTTTCACAAGGATCGAGTGAGGATATGCGAACTCATAGACATTTGCTATGATCAGGTTGTCGGTCAAATCCTTGGCCTCACCTCGACAGGCAATGTGTACAAGAAAGGCACTGGGTTGACAACAGGGCATTCAGCAACATCGATGGATAATTCCATTGCAACTGTGACGTTCTATCTCATGGCTTGGAAGGAACTGACAGGCAAGAGTGCGCGAGAATTCCTGTTCTATAATGAATTGTCATGTTTTGGTGATGACCACGTGTTATCTTGGGCAGAAGATGGGCCTAGGTCATGGTGCCCCGACAACATTCAAAAAGTGATGTTGAAATGGGGTGTTGTCAATAACGTTGAGCAAAAGAACCTTGTTGACACATCTTTCCTCTCAAAGCGTTACAAGCACCCTTCCACTAAAGAGGCCAAAGAAATGAAAGATGCTGGGCTTAAAGTCCCACGTTTCATTGTTTGGCACGACAAAGATAAACTTGTTGGCAAATTGACAGCACCAAGTAAGTCGAACAACCCAACATACAGGGTCAAAAGACTTATTTCTTATTTAACTTTGACTGCGCATCACCCTGAAGTCTATGAAAAGATAGTGGAAGCTCTGACAACCAGCAATTCCTTGAAAACTGCTTTCAAGAACTCAGGTTTTGTGATACCGTCCTATCAGAAAGTATTGCAAGACTGGTATTCACCCACGCCACCACCAGGACTTGAGAATCAGGATGATGATGAAACAATGGTTGAAGATGGAAAGATGTTAAATTATGGTGTTCCTAACATGTTTGACCATGTGTTGAATGCTGTGTCACAAATTCCTGACTTGTTAAACCCATCAAGCTTCAACATTGGCATACAACGATCTTTCCAGATGAAGCTCATCAAGAATTTGGCATGGATCCCTGATCTAATTTGTGCTCAAAATGGAGTGTTTACCAAAGCTGGGATTGACTGGGCCACACGGCCAACTTGTTACAATTTCTTAGAATATGATATGTTTGTCCCTGGCACTTCTGGTGTCAACATATCCACGTTAATGGTGAGGCATTGGTGCTTCTGCCTTTATTGCCATCTGTTCCCAAGCTCAAAGAGTTTTGCCCTAATCACATTCATCATAAAGAAAATTGCTAGCCTTCAATTCATACTCAATGGTTATGTGATGAGGGACATGCCCCGTGTTGATTTTGTCTTCGACAAAGTCATCATCGCATCTCTTTTAAGTTTTGTCCATGTGCCTGACTGGTTTGGTGTTTTCTCTCGTGTCAGGTTTCCTGACTTTGGCCTCGTGTGTGAACTGGCGTGGAACAAGGTGTTGTCAACCATCTGGACCAACATCCCGGCAGCATATCAGGAGCTAAAGCCTTTAATGCAGCAAGAGATGAAGACCGTGTTAGTTACAGCGCCCACTGGCACTGGCAAATCCACACAAATGGTTGATGCAATACAGCGATACACTATTGGACATGCCAGTCGTGTCGTCGTTATCGAACCACGTTCAATGTTGGCATCTGGCCTGGCAAGATACATGAAGTCTTTCATAGGCATGTCTTGTTGTGCATCCACGACAGGCCACACCTTGGAAATGGACAAAAGGGTTTGGTATATGACAGCACAGTCTTGGTTTCAACATCTCCACATAATGAAACGTGA